AGCTACAGAAATTGTAGTAGACGAACCTAAGGCATCGTATGCTACTGTTCCTGATAAAAGTCTCGCACCATTTGGTATGCTAAACATATGTATTGTTGATTGTTCTGCACTCGCTTCATATTCAGCAAAAGCTATTCTCACTCTACCTGCGAGTTCGTTAGTTTTTACTTTTTCAGAAGGAGTCGAAGCAATCTTCGCTTGTTGTATTGAGTTTGCCATAATTATTTATCCTTCCTATTATGCTTCGTGTGCTTGAACTTCTACCACTTTTTCTTCTTCCATTCTTGTTGCTCCAATGCTCATGCAGTAGTAAACTTGAGTCGCATACGATTTGTCTGCTCTTTCGTCTATTCTTGCATTAACATCTTTACCAACTCCTAATGCAATGCCGTCTGATGCGAAGGCAATACATTTTCTTTTAGAAGATGCGATAGATAGTCTGTTTGATACTATAAAGTTAAAACCTAAGAACGAGTTGATTTCACCATTAGCCAATGCTTTGACTGTGTTAAAATCTGAACTTGTTACTTCAGTTGTACCTAATAGGTCAGTGATTTGTCTAGGTGACACGATGATATGTCTAGCGATAGACGGGTCTACACTTGCTAAATCGAACTTTTCTTTTGCAGTTCTTAATTTTGCAATCGTCAAACCATCAGTACCTGACTCAGTAATTTTCTGAGCTGAAGGTAAAGCAGTTGATGTTGATCCTGTTTCGCCAGTAAACGCAGTACCTAGAGCAGCACTGATTACTACATCATCCATAGCTCTTCCCATTGCCATAGCAGCGGCTTGAGCATAAGATGAAGTCGGGTCTATTAAGAGTCTTACTTTGTCTTGTTGATCGATTAGATCAGCAAATTCATAATCAGCTAATGATACTCTTCTTCTTGCGTGAGGTGTATCAATTTGCGGAGTGTCTGAATGTCTGCTAGTTTTTTCAACTGCAGTTACTGCACCAACTTGATCAAAGAAAGCATTTTTTCCTACAACACTTTCAAGTCTGACTTTGTCTCTTAATAACGATCCCATTTGTTGAGATAGCATTTGTATGTTAGCAGAATACTGCTGTACAAAAGCTGTAGTTATATTTGATGACATAATTGTCTCTCCATTTTTATTGTTATTGTTAAGTTAAACAGAAAGGTTCTCCGTCAAATTGACAGGCAATTCTTGCATTTAAAGTCTGTTAGACTACTGTCTATTCCATGTCGTCAGTAAGGTTCTTTCGAATTGTCTTACTAATAACCCCTTACATTAATTTTTAAAAAAATACAAGGGGTTAAAAATTATTTAGTTAGCATTTCTCTTAAAGTATAAACTTGTTGTACCATTTTATCATGGTCAGGATGTGATTTATTCCAATAAGGTCCATCTTTATTATTCATAATATCAGATATTTCTGTTTCAACATCGGTGTTTGAACTTACGTTTTCACTTTCTGTAGAAACTATTTTATCTTCTGACATCATTCCAGCTATCTTTGCGAAGCCTTTAATAATTTCAGGATGATCTCCAAGTCTCATTCCATCTTTAAGTTGCATATCTAATATCTCTGGGTTCATGTTAGCTTTTGCTAATGCTCCAGCTTTCTTAACATTAGATTCAAACTCTCGACCCCACTCTTGTCTTAACTGTTGTTCAGATTGAACTTGAGCAGTTTCAGTATCGACTTTAGCTTGTTGAGCCATGCCTTCCATATTATTTTTATAGAACTCTAAGATACCTTGAGCTTGTTTATTATTTAAACCTAACTGATGTGCGTTCTCTGCAAATTGTTTAATTGCTCCTTCATCAATAGGGACAACTTCTGATTTTGCATTTAAACTATATTTATCTGCAGACTCAGGTCTACCTAGTTTATCATACACTTCATTCCATTGATCTTCAGTTGAGTTTTTATTAGGTACAGCAACTTTATCTTTACCAATCATTTGTGTTGCATTGATATATGACTTTGCTAGTGCATCTATCTCTGTAAACTTTTCTATGTTTGGATCGTTTCTAAACTCTTCGGAGATTGCTTCCTTCCAAGTTTTTGCTGCGGGTTGTGTTTCAGTAGAAGGTGCGATGGTTGCTTCTACGGGTTTAGTATTTTCTGTAGATGTTTCTGTCTTTTCTACAGGCACAGTTTCCTGTGTTATCTGTTCTGATGACATATTTATTTTCCTTTTTCATTATCGTTTTGTAGCATTGCTTTTATAAATAGAAGGATGCTACGTTGTCCTTCCATATATGCACTCTCATGACTATCACCTTTTACATTGGTAGTCGTATGATGGTGGCATCTCTTTTCTAAATCAGACATGACTTGTTTGCCTTCGTATGTATTAAATATAAATTGATAGTTCTTCTTTAAACTCTCAACATACTTTTCAAAGTTTTGTTCTTTATCTTTTGCTTGACCCATTATTCTTCTTCAGCATTTGCAACGGCTCGTGCTTCTTCAGGTAAGGCTTTGGCTAGTGGAGCTATATCTCCTCCAGCTTTCGCTAACTGTTGAACTTGTTGCATCTGCATTTGCTCCTGTTGTTGTTGTTGTGCTTGTTGTCGTTCTGCATTAACTTGACTTTGTGATTTTAATATCTTCTGTGGCACACCCACTATATCAGCTAAGTGTTTAACAAGATTATCAAAATTAACATAATCAAATACAGGAGCTACATTAGCCATGCTTCCAAGAATTTCAATAGCTCTCATAATAGATTGTAACTCTGTGGATTTCTGTGCTTTAGCTAATGGTGAAACGTATTCAATTTCTATATCCTGACCAGATAAAAACTCTGGTGCTGGAGGTAATTGATTGTTTCTTAATAGAATATTAAATACTCTATCAATTAAAGGTTTTAATAATTCAGATTGTAATCTTCCTAATACTGGTCCTAGTAATCTCATCTTCTCTTCGTTACGTTGTATAACTTCTGTTGCTGTCATTTGTGGACCTTGTTGCATCATAAGTTGATTTACATAGAACACAGCTCTAATGGCATCTCGTCTTTGCTCTTCCATGTTTAATCCTAATGGATTATTTGCACCAATGTTTAAAGGTTCAATTCTATCTCTTGTACCTGATCTATAAAAATTTAATCCACCTGGTACAGTTCTAACAGGTAATAAGAAACCATCATCAGGAACTAATAAAGGTGGGTCTACTTGTTTTTGTGCAGCTTTAATGGTTGTCTTACACATTTCATTTAACATCTTAACATCAGGTAGTGCTGTCATTGCAGGTGATCTACCATAAACTTCTTGTGATGCTTTTAAATATCTAGGAACTACAAAAGGAAACTCTTTAAATCCAGATACTGATAATTCATTTCCGCCTTTGTATTCAAAGTATACAGATTCAAAAGGCATATTCTTTTTATCTTTTTTCTTAGGGTTAAAATCATTTCTTGGGTATACCGCATGAATAATACTTATTTCTTCAAAAGGATTTTTCTTTGCCATTGCCGCAACATCTTGAGAAACATTGTCGCCAAATTTTTGTACCAATGCTCTAGCTGTCATATTAAATTTTCTAAAGATAGTATCTATTTTTCCTTTAGCATTTTCAGCTATATAAACTTCATCAATGTGTCTTGTAGAAAATTTAATTAAATCTTCATCATCTTCTTCTATAAACATTGCTGCTGTACCAAATGTAATTAAGTCATGGTATAATTCAAAAATTTCTTGTTGGAAGTTTGATCTATTAAATGCTTTGTACATAACATCAGTAGCTTCTTCTAACCAAAGTTTTGCTTCATCATCATCTAATTGATTCATTTGTTTAAATCTTAAAGTAAACCAAGGTGTAGATGGATTAGTAAGCATACCATGTAGCGATGATGATAATAATTCTAATGCTTGTAATGGAGAAGAATCAAAAATTCTTTCCATTCTTTTATCACCTCTTGATCTTTTTTTAGTGATGTCTGCTTTTCTTGGTAACATATAATCAGCAACTTCTTGCCAATGTGTTTCCCAGTTTTCTCTTCTACCTGATAGTCTATCGAATCTTGAAATTAATTTTGATGTTAGTTCTGTTTTCATTATGCTCTTCCTAGTAAAGATTTAGTTCCTAAAACTGCATTAGTATTATTACGAACTCCTCTTGC